ATAAGCATAACAAATGATGCGAAGCCTATAAATCGTTTAGACGATATCTTCGCATCACTTGAAAGCATTTCTCTAAAAAAGTTCATATTAGAATTGTAATACTGCGTAGTCATAACGTAACGTACAAGTTATGTCTACAGGTTCACTAACTGACCAATCCAAATCTCCAAAATTTGCAGATTGTATGTAAGCACCCTTAAGGTCCCACTTTTCAACAACATCACCAACAGGTCCAAGTAATTGGAATGTCACATTCTTTTTATAGAAGTCAGAGTATCCGTCTCTTCCTGTTACTGATTCGTGTCCAAGTCTAATCCACTCAATTACTGCTTGAGCACCACTTGGTACGATAGGGTCATAAAGAGTAATGTCTAAGGGCTGCCAAGAAGCTTTCCCTTTTACATATCGCTTAACATTAATATGATTTAATTCAATCTCTTCAAATTCTATTGATGGACGATTAGCCGCTCTAATTAAGAAACTCGGTACACCTTCGATTTCCATGATAAAACGATTTTTCGTTTTAGGCTCGAAAGGTGTAAAAAATATTTCGTTAGCTCCAATCAAATCAGGCATCTGTTTTCTCCTGTTAAGTTTATTGTTCTATTATAAATATATAGAAATCACAAAATCGTATAAAAGAATGTATTTCTTTTTTCTTAGTTTTTTCTTAGTTTTATTTTCCAAGAAAAAAGGGGCTCGTTATGAGCCCCTCAGTTCTTTTAACCTCCCTTATTATTCGGGAAATGCTGCTCCTGTTGGCAAGACAACAAAGTCAAGAACAATAAACTCAGCAGTTCTTGTAGGCTGTACGAAGATTTGACCAACTAATTGGTTTCTATCTACTACTTCAGGAGTATTATTGGTATCATCCATTACTACTCTGAAAGCCGAAAGACCTGAACGTTGTTGTACTGATTCCATATAAGGATTGACAATGTTCAAGAAACGATTTCTTGTTGCCGCAGTATTTTGTTCGAATACTAAGAATCTTGAAGATGAAGCAATGAACTTCTTCAAGTTAATTAATAATCTACGAACATTTACTCTGTCAAGAGCAGATGGTCTTGATTGTAGAGTTTTCTGACCAAATGCTACAATACCCTGTCCTGGGAAAGAAGCAATAGGATTAACTCTACCATCGTATAATTCATCTCTCTCTGTGTGTGTCAAGATTCTCTTAACATCCTGCGCAGCTATCAAACCACGATTAAGACCTGCGGGAGCAAACCACTCTTGGCCTATACTATCGTTGTTAGCATATGCACCTGCCATTACTACTGATGGTGGTACCCAAATTACACCGCCACCACCTGGGTTTTGTATGCTCACCCAAGGAAAGTAAGTAGCTACATAGTTGTTATCGATACCTGATACATTACTAACTGCTTGAGATACCGTAGCACCCCAACGTGAACCATCCATAATATAGAAAGCGTCTCCACGACTCTTAGCTATACTCATTGCGTTATTACTAACTGAAGGATGATACTCGTGTATGATACCTGGAGTGATAATCATATTGATATCAATTCTATCAGGGTCTTTAATTGTACCTAACGCTTGATTATAAGCAACTGAACCACTATCAGTAGAGGTTGCTAAATTAAATCCTTGCGAGTTACTTGATACAATGTCGCCATTGAAGTATATGTTACGAGCAGGATTCTCTCCATCAAAGCCCCACTGAAAAGGAACTTTAAATCTACGTTGTTGTACGTGTGTACCTGAACCCAATGATAGATTTGTTGAAGCATCAGCAAAACCTGTAGCTCCGCCTGAAGTACCTTTCATATCTTCAAGAGACATTGTAGGATTAGCTCCTTCGGTTGCTGTAGCAGGTATAGGAGATAAGTATGCTTGATTTAACTTGTTAGCAGTATTAAAATCAAAGCCATAGAATTTACCTAAATCGACATTTCCACTTGCATCATCAATGCTTCTGTGAAAAGAAGCGGATGGTACATTTATGCCACCTGGTCCTGGATTAAAAACACCACTATGTCCCATCGGTGCTGTAGATTTATCTAAAGATGGTAATATAGAGTAATCACCTATTCTGATAAAATCAGATTTGTTTCCAAAAGCACCATACTTTGTAAGATTACCTTGTGAATCACAAGTTTCAAATCCATCACCGATTTTGTTAACAACATAGCTGTTACTTTCAGGGTCTAAACTACACTGCGAAAAAGTTTCTACTTCAGAATAGCTATTTGCGTCTGCATCAAATAGATAAACAGATAAATCAAACTGAGCATATCCTGGAGCTACGTTAGCACTATTAGCAGCTTTTACGTTTTGAATAGATATGTGATAATTTTTATTCATATCATCGCCATACCCACGTGTATAAACTCTGAACAAGTTCTTTCTTGCGCTTCCAAACTTTTGTGATTGGATATAAGGTGTTCTTGCTACAGAGTAAGAACTATTACCTGTCCAAGTACCTGCATTACCATTAGCACTATATGTCTGTGAACCGCCTGATAAATCAAGTGTATGAAAAGACATCGATACAGATGCTGTTGGTGCAGGATTTAAAACGTTACCTTCAGAGTTATAATCTTTGTATAAATAAACTGAGTTGTTTGTATCTTGTGCTGATACACCAATAGAGTTTGTACCGGAATCAACACGAAAACCTTCAATAGTTTCTAAAGAAACATCTGAACCTGAAACAAACAAAGCAACATCAAGTGATGCAGATGCTAAGTTTGAAGAACCTGATGCATAGTTTACTACGTGACTAATTCTTGATTGACTTAAATCTCCTGTTCCTGCACTTGCTTTATTTGAAGGTACTAAAGTCATTAAGACTCGACCATTATTAGGTCCTGTTCCTTCACAAAGGTTGAGTGCATCAACCTGATATCCTCCTATGCCTAATACTCTAACAATAGTAACACTCGGAGCTCCATTATCAAGCATACGTTCTGCTGCAATACTTGTATAATAAGGTCTTGTTCCGCCTGTTGGTCCAAACTTCTTTTTAAGGTCAGATGTACTTGTTACTACGGTTGGAGTAAATGCAGGGCCTCGTAAAGTTGGTCCGACAATCGCCGCTCCAATTTCTGCTACACCCTGAGGCAAGAATGATAAATCTTTTTCCCGCGTAAATACACCGGGACTTACAATTCTTTCTGCCATTATATTCTCCTATGAAATAAGGTTATTGTTAAACATATATAAATAGTTGAGAAAAATCCCAAACGTTATATTTATAGTGTTATTTTTTATCTACAGGTATAAAACTTCCTGTTTTTGGGTCAAGAGTGCCTTCACCGTACTTTTCACTAAGTGTTTTTACTAAGTCTTGCTCGGTTACTTGATTCTGTTTCCATTCTTTTCTAATTTCAGCTTCTCTATCTTGAATAGCGAGTATTCTGTCATCTACTAAAATCTTTTGAACACTAAGATTGCCTAATTCAGTTTGAAGTGCATTATATTTGTCAGCAACATCATTTATTTGTTTTAGTTCTTCTTCTGAGAACTTTTTTTCTTCAGCCATTTGACTTCTCCTTAACTAATTTGTTATATGTTTTTACCCATTTATCTTTATAGTGACCATCCCACGTTTTATGCCAAGGCCCACCACGTGTATAATGTATAGCTTTTGGGTCTACGTTGTCATTATACCAACCTTCTAACCAATTGAAAGTTGCTGGTATTTCTCCTACACATTCATCACTTGTCCATTCAAATCTATGCAACCATTTTGCGTCTTTTTTGTTAATATTTTTCACACTTAATTTTTTAATATCAGGATGTTCACAATTAAACAACATTAAACTTGACCAATTCTTTCTTGGATAATGTGTTTGTGCTTTACCATCCATCTTTGTACTTTCAGGTGGTGTATAATTATGTTTTACACACATAACAGAATACTTACTATCATAATAATCTAATAATTCATTAACATCGCACTGCCATAAAAAATCAGAATCACAAAATAAAGCTAATCCTTTATAACCATTAAGATACGGAGTTAAAAATCTACTATAAACAAACTCTGTACTTGATAAATAGTCAGTTCCTCTCCAATATAAGTCTTTTCTTTTTAGTTCTGAAACTATAATTGGTTCTACTTCAATATTTTTGTTATATTTTTGTATAGAATACTTAGAAACTTGGTAAGGTGGATTTACAACATCTGAATATTTTTCAGAATAATCTTGTCTACTATCATATCCTATATAAACGTTCACTTACTTAATCTTTTTGCTTTTTCATTTTGTACTTCAACATATGAATCTCTGTGCCAAGCAGATATTTCTCCTATTTCAATATGTTTAGGTTGAGTAATACACCAAATAACAATATCAGCTATCTCTTTGTAGGTCAAACTTGACAAATCTGATTCAAGTAGTCCTGGATTTACATCAATTATCTTACATTTCTTATCTGTGTTAAATCTTAAATTATGTGAAAGATGAGATAATGATGCTTTTGAAGCAGAATACATAAATCCTTTAGATATGTTATCGTACTTTGCTCTACTAATTATATTTACAATAGTTTTGTCTTCATATTTCCACTCTTGAAACACTTCCATTAACAATCGAGTTTGGTCAAAGAATGGATGTGCATTATTTATAAACAAATCAAATTTATGTATTTCATTAATAATTTTTGCTCTGTCATACCTATCTGAAACATCATAATCATTACTTGATGAAAATCCTTTTACATCACCAAAACGATTATATAACTCTTTTCCGAGTCCTTTAGTGTGACCTGTTATTGCTACTCTCATAATACTCATTAATTAAATTAAAACTTGGCTCTCCAAATAAGTCACCTTTTACTGAACACGTATTACACGGGCTGTGACTTCTATCTCCTACTGAAAGTCTATCACGAACTTTTTTCATCTCTTCACCCATCCAAACATCCATAACAGAACTTTCAATTAAATTACCTACTATTATTTCTCTACCCCAATCATTAGAACAAAACAATACATCACCATTCCAATCTACAAACATTTTATAATAAGGATAGTGACATTTTGTTCCTTTTAAATTTTCAATATCATCTTCATCAAATCCTATCCAATCTATAAGTCCACTTCTATTATTAACAAACAATCCCCATTCATCTTGTGTGTGATGCGCACGTAATTTGTAGTTGTCTTCAGATATACCTGCTTCTTTCATTATCTCAACAAAAGGTTCTATTTGTTCAAGACCATCGTATAGATTTATGTATAACATATCCATACCACTTTCATATATTTCAGTAACGGTCTGTTTATTTAAAAAATCACCATTAGTGTTACACTCAAATACATTATTAGGCAATTCGTTTCGCATCGCTTGAACAATTTCATTAAATTGTTTATTTAAAAAGTTCTCTCCAAATCCACTGAAAGATACTCTTCCAAGATAATTAAAATCTGCTAATCGTTTTGCTATTGTACTTGCATCTTCTATAGTTGTATTTAAATTTCTATTTGGATATACTTTAGGGTCGTGACGTGGACAGAAAACACACGTTCTATTACATAATTCTGTAAGATTCATCTCAACCGTTAAAATACTATGCAAAGGATTCTTAGTATTTTCAATTAATTGTAAGTGCTTCTTCTCTTGGTCTTTTCGATACTGAAGAAAACTATGTTTATCATCAATTTTTTTCATCAAGAATCGACTTCACGAATAGCATCTGTGTAAATTTTTTTATGTTTATGTAACCAACCATCGTATTTTATCATTTTTTCTTTTAAATCAGACAACACGTTCCAATTCAATTTTTTATCTTCTTCTAACTTTTTTATATAATTAAATTCTAAGTTTTTATTATGTGGATGTGTTATACCGGTCTTCTCACTTCTAATTGGAAGATACCAACTAAATGGTTTGTTGACATTCTTTTCATCTGCAGGACCTCGATGTACATTTGTTACTTTTCTAAAAAAATCAAAACCTATTATGTCTAAACTTTTGTAAGTTTTTACTTTTTTTAAGAAATACAAAATAGTCATAAATCCGCCGGATGGTCTTTGTGAGTTTGCAGGCCCTTCTATTCCGTTTCCAAATCCTCGTAAATAATTTAAATCGTTTAATATTTTTATTATTTCTAAATCATTAAACATATCTATTTTAGGAATTTGTGGTAAACTTTTTTCCCAAGAAACTATAGAGTCTACATCTAACAATTTAGTTCGTACTCTATTAAAAATCACCATAGTATCTTTAAATTGACCATTTATGAACTCATCAACAACATCATTATAACAATGTAATCTAAAAGTACCTGTAGACCATATATCAGTTCTACTACCAAGATTTTTATGATATTCTTCACCACGTGAGATTGCAGCACCTAAATGTACAACAATATCAAAAGAATCAATGAAGTCTCCATACTCGTACTTCATCATTTCTACTGAATTTCCTACAATGATAACTCTTTTATCTTTTACAAGATTTTGAATAGGAATTGTGTACACTAAGCACCGCCTACAGATTCTCTCTCAATATCATCGTGATTCAATTCAACCCAATAAAATTCATAACAGATTGTTTTTGCGTTTGCTTTAAAACTATGGTATTCACCTGGTTTTGCAATCGTCATATCACCTGCCTTGAGAATCGTAGTATCTACTAAATCGTAATCGTTCTTATAAATTATAATTTCTAATTCACCACTCTCTACATAGAAAGCATTGAATTTATATTTGTGTTTATGTTTAGAACAATAACCGCCTTTATTCACTTCAATCCTATGTACTTCAAAATTAGGATTAGAAAATATATTAGCTGTCTTGCCCCATACTTTTCCTGCTGTGTGCATATATTATATCCTTGGTCTTGGTTTATTACCATCTGTCCACTTAACTAAAGGAACTGATTTATTCTTTAATCTATCTTCTTGTTCTTTTTTCTTTTGATAGTAATTTTTAGGTAATGTAATCATTTTTAATTCATCCGGCTTTGCGTCAAAAACTACAAAAATGTCTAACTCTTTTTGGTCGTGTCTTTCTCTTAAAAATTGAAATTTATCCATCCACCATTGCATAGGTCTTCGTTTAGGTTCAAGATGTAAAACTATCAAACGTTCTGCTAATTCAAACATACTAACTAAAACCTCATCTACTTCTGTAGGATTCAATGTATCAAGATACCCATCAGAAATTACTGATTCTATTTTTACTGAATTATCTATTTTTGCGTAATCAGATTCATTGTTAATGTCTATTCGTTTTGTTAAACTACGTTCATTCATTAAATGATTAGCTGTGCCTTGAAATCCATCTTCTTTTTTAGTTTCAATAGGCTTTTCTTTTTCTTTCATAGAATTAAAATCAACTTCAAGATGTTCTAAAGTTTTCTTTTTTAAATTATCTACATAATTTTCTGCTTGACTTTCTCCTAAATCTTTACTAGGACGAACCTCAACTACCTTAGCTGGTTTCATCTTTAGATTTGAAATAACTTCTTCTAACTTATCTAAAGGCCATTGAGTAGAAGCATCTGATTTTGCTTCTTCAGGATTAGGATGTGTTTCAAAGAATAAACCATCACAACCAACTGCTACTGCCGCTTTAGCTAAATAAGGAACCATATCTCTCATACCCGCAGTTGATGTTCCGTTACCACCAGGAAGTTGATTACTATGTGTTGCATCAAAGATAACAGGAAATCCAAATTGTTGCATAATAGGAATAGACCTCATATCAACAACAAGATTTTGATATCCAAATTGTGTACCACGTTCTGTAATCAGAATATTCTCGTTACCTTCTTCTGTAATTTTTACAATAACATTTTCTATTTCCCAAGGAGATAAAAATTGACCTTTTTTAACATTTACTACTTTACCTGTTTGTGCTGCAGCTTTTATCAAATCTGTTTGTCTACATAAAAATGCAGGTATTTGTAATATGTCAGCAACTTCTGCTACTTGATTTACGTGATGAACTTCGTGAACATCAGTAAGTATAGGTAGGCCTGTTTCATCTTTTACTCTTGTTAGAGCTTCTAATCCTTTTTCTATTCCAGGTCCTCTGTAAGATGAATTAGAAGAACGATTTGCTTTATCAAAAGAACTTTTATAAATTATAGGAGTGTTTGTTTTTTCTCCTATCTTCACAAGTTGTTTTGCAACATCAGTAGCAAGTTTGTATGTCTCAACAACACAAGGTCCTGCTATTAAAGGTGTATCATCACCTCCAAATGTTATGTTTGAAACTGAAACTTTTTTCATTTAAAAACTCCTAAGATTTCTTCTTTTTAAATTCTTCAGGTTTTGTAATAGGGTCATCACGTACAAAAACCTCGTACCATAACTCCCTCTCTTTGTGTATGTAAGTTAAATAATCACTAAGTTTTTTCTTCCAATTTAAGTCTACTTTAGGATTTACTATTCCACATTTAGGACTTGATAATATTTTATTTATAAAATATTTTGTATCTTGTCCACGAACTTCACATTGAAATATAGGCCAATTAATATGATAGAAAGAACCCCAAGCCATATCTTGATGAACTTCAATGTGGTCAATCTCTTTATCTAAACAAACTGAATACAAACAAGATTCACTAATATTTGTCGTGTAGATTTTAGGAACCTTCATCATAAAAGCATACAAATCTGCTTCACGTGGTAATATACAAGACTCTCCAAATAAATCTTTTAACTCACCTATAATCTGATGTTGAGTTATAGGGTGTGGTTTAAATAAAACTTTATCTCCATGTCTTTCTTTTATAGTCTTTAGTTTATTTAAACAAATTCTACTTTTAATTTTATTAGAACCAGGTAAAATTACTAATGCCTCAAGTTCTCTATCGTATCGAGGGTCTTTTGTAAAGTCTATTCTATCTTCATACTTGTTAGATACTTTGTTTTCTACATTACTTCTGAAATATGATACCCAATCTAATATTGGATATTCTTCACTTTCTTCATCATAATAAGCGTCTTTAATTTGTTGCTCTCTCATTATTTGACTAAGAGGAACCATCATAAAAGATGTGGCATATTCTGTATAATTTATAGTTTTAAAATATGGTATTTCGTTTGCCATAACATCGTATGAAAACTCTGTAGTATACCTTCTCATACGTTTTCTGAAAAATTTATCTATAGGCTCTAAATTGTCAACCAAATATTTATTTTTTTCATACTCACCAATGCGTTCGTTCATATCCTGTTGATTGAACATTTCGTTTTGCATTTTAGCCATTAAGTAACTCCTTAAGAAATATAACCGTTATATATATAAATATAATGAAAAAATCTAAACGATTATTTTTTTATTAGAAGTAATAACTTGTTATCCTGGATGTATTAAAAGTTGTTATCGTACTAAATTCTGTAGAGAAAGCAGTAATAGTATCAAACGTTGTAATTGTGTTAAACGTGGTTATAGTATTTTTAGTCGTGTCAAAAGTAGTTATGGTCGTAGTAGTTGTGTTAAACGTTGTTATGGTACTTGTTGAAGTTTCAAAAGTTGTTATGGTATTAAAGGTTGTAATTGTATTAAAAGTCGTTACGGTACCTTCGGTCGTATTAAAAGTTGTAATCGTATTAAACTTTGTTATGGTATTAAACGTAGTTATGGTACTTGTTGAAGTTTCAAAAGTAGTTGTAGTGCTTGTACTCGTAATAAAAGTTGTAATAGTATCAAACGTTGTAATTGTATTAAAAGTTGTTATGGTACTTGTTGAAGTAATAAAAGTTGTTACCGTACCAAAAGTGGTTATTGTATTAAATACCGTAGTTGTACTATCAGTAGTATTATAAGTTGTTGTGGTACTTGTTGAAGTTTCAAAAGTTGTTATGGTATTATAAGTAGTTATCGTATTAAAAGTCGTTATAGTACTTGTAGAAGTTTCAAAAGTAGTTGAAGTTCCTTTAGTAGTATTAAAAGTTGTAATAGTAGCTGTTTCTGTTATAAACGTTGTAATTGTATTAAAAGTCGTTATAGTATTAAACGTAGTTATAGTATTTTTAGTCGTATTAAAAGTTGTTATGGTTGTGGTAGTAGTGTTAAACGTTGTTATAGTAGAATAAACCGTTATTGTGTTAAAAGTAGTTGTAGTTGTGGTAGTTGTATTAAACGTTGTAATTGTGCTATAAGTTGTAATTGTATTAAAAGTTGTTGTAGTACTTGTAGTTGTATTAAACGTAGTTATAGTTGAATAAACCGTTATAGTATTAAAAGTAGTTGTGGTGGTTGTGGTTGTATTAAACGTTGTTATAGTATTAAACGTTGTTATTGTGTTAAAAGTAGTTGTGGTTGTGGTAGTTGTATTAAACGTTGTAACCGTACCATAAGTTGTAATTGTGTTATATACGGTAGTAGTATTATCAGTAGTATTATAAGTTGTAATGGTTGAATAAACCGTTATAGTATTAAAAGTAGTTATAGTACTTGTGGTCGTATTAAAAGTCGTTATAGTATTTTTAGTTGTATTAAAAGTCGTTATAGTGCTATAAGTTGTTATAGTATTAAAAGTCGTTATAGTATTTTTAGTTGTATTAAAACTCGTTATAGTATTCTTCGTAGTTGCAAAAGTTGTTATGGTAGTGGTAGTAGTATTAAAAGTTGTAATTGTACTATAAGTTGTTATAGTAGAAAATACGGTAGACGTACCTTTAGTAGTATTAAAAGTTGTAATAGTATTAAACTTTGTTGTGGTATTGTAAGTAGTTATAGTACTCTTCGATGTCGATGTAGCTCTTGTTTCTATTGTACTCAAAGTTGTATTGAAAGTAGTTATTGTACTCTTAGTAGTATTAAAACTTGTAATCGTAGTCTTCGAAGTAGCTGTATTAAAAGTTGTTGTAGTGCTTTTCGAAGTAGACGTTGCTCTTGTTTCAATAGTTGAAAGTGTGGTATTGTAAGTAGTTATGGTACTCTTCGTAGTGTTGAAAGTTGTAATTGTACTATAAGTTGTTATAGTGCCAAAAATTGTAATAGTAGACCTTGTGGTATTAAAAGTCGTAATCGTACTATAAGTAGTGATTGTATTATAAGCGGTAATAGTAGACTTTGTGGTATTGAAAGTCGTAATCGTGCTATAAGTAGTGATTGTATTATAAGCAGTAATAGTTGACTTAGTAGTATTAAAAGTAGTTGTGGTAACTTTTGAAGTACTTGTAGTCCTTGTTTCAATAGTTGAAAGTGTGGTATTGTAAGTAGTTATAGTGCTTTTTGATGTAGAAGTAGCTCTTGTTTCAATAGTTGACTTTGCAGTATTGTAAGTAGTTATAGTACTTTTAGTAGTATTAAAAGAAGTTATTGTGCTTTTAGTGGTAATAAAAGTTGTAATCGTACTTCTTGACTCAATAGTAGACTTCGAAGTTGCTGTAGCTTTAGTTGTTGCTTTTGAAGTTGATGTAGCACGTGTTTCTATGGTACTTTTTGAAGTAGAAGTTGTCCTCGTTTCAATGGTATTTTTTGAAGTAGAAGTTGACCTTGTTTCAATAGTACTTCTATTAGTAAAATACGAAGTAATAGTTGTTTTTTGCGTATTAAACGTTGTAGAAGTTGTATACGTGGTAATTGTATTATAAGTTGTTGTAGTACTTTTTGATGTAATAAAAGTTGTTGAGGTGGTATAAGTTGTAATTGTAGCATATGTTGTAATTGTGTTATACACGGTAGTAGTAGAATAAGTAGTTGTAGTTGACTTTGAAGTATTGTACGTTGTATTCGTTTCCCTCGAAGTTATCAAAGCTGTATTTGTTGCGTAAATTGTGGTTGTACTTTTTGAAGTTCCTGTTGCTCTTGTAGTATTAAAAATTGTAGTTCTTGACTCAATAGTATTCTTCGAAGTTGCTGTAGATTTAGTTGTCGCCCTTGACTCTGCCGTTGCTCTTGTAGTTGCCCTACTTGTGATTCCTAACAAAGTAGACGTGGTTCTTGAAGTAGTTTTCGATGTAAATCTTGAAGTATTTCTACTTGTTGTCTCACCACCTGACCTCGGGTCAAAGGTAAAGAAAAATGTTTTATAATAAGTGAAATACCCTGTATTGAAAATTGTAGTAGTATTTCTATATGTACCATAAAAAGTTGCATAAGTAGTTATGGTATTATAAACCGTCATAAAAGTAGTATTCGTATTAAAAGTTGTAGTTGTGATATATGTGGTAGTTCTAAAAGTAATAAAAGTTGTAGTCGTGTTATACGAAGTAATTGTATTTCTTGACTCAATAGTATTTCTTGATGTAAAATACGAAGTAATAGTTGTTTTTTGCGTATTAAACGTTGTAGTCGTAGTTCTTGATTCAATAGTAGACCTTGAAGTTGAAGTGCTTTTAGTTGTATTAGTGGCTCTTGATTCAATAGTATTCTTTGAAGTATTGTAAGAAGTTATGGTACTTCTCGAAGTCGAAGTAGCTCTTGTTTCAATAGTGTTTCTTGAAGTATTATAAGTTGTATTCGTTTCTCTCGAAGTTAATAGAGCTGTAATCGTGCTATAAATTGTAATTGTGTTAAATGTGGTGGTGGTTGTGTATGTCGTAATCGTGCCAAAAGTTGTTGTGGTAGAATAAGTTGTAATCGTATTATACGTTGTGATATACGTAGTATTTGTATTAAAAGTTGTTGTTGTACTATAAACCGTAGTAGTTGATTTTGTAGTGTTGTACGTTGTAATAGTTGACAACGTAGTAATAAAAGTTGTAATAGTAGACTTTGTGGTATTAAAAACCGTCACCGTGCCATATGTTGTAATAGTATTGTAAACCGTAGTAGTTGACTTTGTAGTGTTGAAAGTTGTAATTGTACTATAAGTTGTTATAGTTCCAAAAATTGTAATAGTGTCTTTTGTAGTATTAAAAGTAGTTATGGTACTTTTTGAAGTTCCTGTTGCTCTCGTTTCAATAGTTGACTTGGTAGTATTAAAAGTAGTTATAGTACTTTTTGAAGTTCCTGTTGCTCTTGTTTCAATAGTTGACTTAGTAGTGTTATAAGTAGTTATGGTGGTTCTTGAAGTACTTGTAGTTCTTGTTTCAATAGTGCTTCTTGTTGTATTAAAAGTAGTTATGGTACTTTTAGTAGTGTTAAAGGTAGTTATGGTACTATAAGTTGTAATCGTATTAAACGTTGTAATTGTAGACCTCGTAGTTGCAGTAGCAAAAGTAGTTGTGGTTTCTTTCGTAGTAATAAAAGTTGTTATTGTACTCTTCGTAGTGTTGAAAGTTGTAGTAGTCGAATATGTTGTAATCGTATTGAACGTTGTAATAGTTGACTTAGTTGTAGCTGTAGCCACACTTGTAAGAGTTGACAAAGTAGTATTGAAAGTAGTTATTGTAAGTTTTGAGGTAATAGTAGCTCGTGATTCAATAGTTGACCTGGTAGTTTCATAAGTTGTAATAGTTGCCAACGTAGTGTTAAATGTTGTTATAGTACTCTTCGAAGTTATAAAAGTTGTAATCGTACTTTTTGATGTAGAAGTAGCTCTTGTTTCAATAGTCGAAAGCGTAGTATTAAACGTTGTTATTGTATTTTTCGAAGTTTCATAAGTTGTAGTGGTAGATTTACTTGTAGACGTAGACCTCGATTCAATAGTTGACCTTGTAGTATTAAAAGTCGTTATTGTAGTTTTTGACGTAGAAGTCGCTCTCGTTTCTATCGTACTCCGAGTAGTATTATACGTTGTAATTGTACTTTTTGTAGTAGCCGTATTTTTAGTTGTAGCAGTTGATAAGGTAGTGTTATAAGTTGTTATTGTACTTCTACTTGTAGACGTAGACCTCGATTCAATAGTACTTCGTGTAGTATTAAAAGTTGTAATAGTTGACTTTGAAGTAGAAGTATTTCTCGTTTCAATAGTTGAAAGTGTGGTATTGTAAGTTGTAATCGTGTTTTTTGACGTGGAGGTGGAACGTGATTCAATAGTCGAGAGCGTGGTATTATATGTTGTTATCGTTTCTTTGGTAGTATTAAACGTGGTTATAGTAGATTTAGACGTAGAAGTTGCTTTAGTTGTAGCAGTTTCTAACGTTGTATTATATTTTGTAATCGTACTTTTAGTAGTATTAAAAGTTGTAATAGTTAATTTAGAAGTATTAAAAGTTGTTATCGTACTCTTCGAAGTAGAAGTTGCTTTTGTAGTAGCAGTAGCCAATGTTGTATTGTAAACCGTAGTAGTTGACCTGGTAGTATTGAAAGTTGTTATCGTAGTCTTCGAAGTAGAAGTGGATTTAGTTGTAGCAGTAGCTCTTGTTGTATTATAAGAAGTTATCGTACTCTTCGAAGTAGAAGTTGCTTTTGTGGTAGCAGTAGCCAATGTTGTATTGTAAGAAGTTATGGTTGACTTGCTGGTATTAAAAGTTGTTATAGTAGATTTAGATGTAGAAGTAGCTTTACTTGTAAGAGTTTCTAAAGTAGTTTCAAAAGTAGTGGTGGTTAACTTCGAAGTAGAAGTTGCTTTTGTAGTTGCAGTTTCTTGGGTAGTATTAAACGTTGTAATCGTAGATTTTGAAGTTTCATAAGTTGTAATAGTTTCTAAAGTAGTTGCAAAAGTAGTAATCGTATTTTTTGAAGTAGAAGTTGCTCTATTAGTTGCAGTAGCTAAGGAGGTATTCCTTGAAGTACTTGTACTTTTAGTTGTATTAAATTCAGTACTGAATTTTAATTCGTCAAAAAATCCGAATCCACCTGCCATCTGTAACTCCTATCTCATTACGAGAATGGGCCTAAGTAGTTAACTGCTACGTTTGAGGCGTTTATCACATAATAAGACATTAATGATATGCCGTCTGCAGTTGTGTCAAAAGCTATAGAATCTCCTCGAGGCGTTTTAAACAATGAATTAAGAGTTATTGAATGACCACCTGAACTATCTTGTATAAGAGTAATTATACCACTTTGTCCATCTCGACCGTTCAAGCCAATTGGAGTTAAAGTAATATTTCCTGTAATTGTAATGTTAAAGTTTGTATTCTTTGAAAGGTCAAGATTATTTGCACCTGTAAGACTATCTGTTTTTGGTACAGCACGTAAAGAACCTGAAACATCCATTGATGATGAAAGCGCTGTAATGGTTACAGGGGCACTTGGTGACCCTAATGTTACTTTTTGGTCACTAAATGCTTCTATAACAGGTATACCTGCTATTGTGTTTGCACTAAAAATGCTCCCTTCCATTATATCATTAACAGAAAATAATGTTCCGTTTGTACCTTTTACTTCAAATATTCCTGAGCCACTACCGTGAACTTTTAATGTTGGTGTAGCATTATCAACACTACCACTAATATCTAAAGAACCTGTAAATTTATGTGTAGCTGTAGGCGTATTACCAAATATTGTAGAACCAGCAATTTCAAGTTTTGCATTTGGACTTGTGGTCCCGATGCCGACATTTGAACTTGCATTTATAGTCATCGCTTTAGTAGCACCTGTAGTGAACGATAACTGATTAACATTATGGTCGTAATCTATAATACCAACATTATTATCTTGTGCATCACCAAAAAATATTGCACCATTAGAAGTATTTCCACTCAATATCGAAATACCAGCATTACCACTATTTTCTATTACTAACTCATCAGCATCAGTATTTGGCGCAGCTGAGGCATCTGCAGTAAAGATATGTAATAAACCTTCAGGACTTGAAGTCCCGATACCCACTTTAGCATCGTAACTTCCTTGCGAACCACCTACGAAAAAAGTAGAAGAGTCACCAATGGTAACATCTGCTTCTCCATTAGTTGCTAATTTTAAAGTACTTGTAGCATCTTCAGCATAATCAAGAACTGCATCACCACCAGCATTTATATAAACCCTATCATCCATAAATTGCAGATATGTATTCGTGTCTCCGTTGTGATAGAGATATTCATTCATTCCGATGTTACCAGCAACATCTAATTTGTAAGTTGGGTCATTATTATTGATACCAACTTTACCATCTGATTTTACGAAAAAATTTCCTGGTCCTTGAAATCCTGCACTTGCAGTCACATTGGCTAAAACTGCGCTACTACCTGATGTTACTACTTTTTTCCAACTTGGCATTTAACTACTTCTCCTATATGGTTGGTTACTCAAATGA